GAGGAAGGGTGATGACCCAGGTCGATATCGAACTGAACGACCAGGGCACGATCTGGCTTGTGACGCCTCGGACTGCCGAGGCCACCGACTGGATCGCCGACCACGTCCAGGACGACGCCCAGTGGTGGGGCGCCTCGCTCGTGGTCGAGCACCGCTACGTCGGCCAGCTAGTCGAAGGCATGGCCAACGACGGCCTCCGCATCGCTTGACAGATGTAGCAGGAGGTGCGACAACAGGGCCGGGTCAATCCCGGCCCTAAATCATTCGGCACACTACCGAGGACAACATGACCATCACCGTTGCGCAGGAAGGCGACCGCTGGATCATCCGTAGCGCGTTCGCCGACAAGGACATCGTCAAGGCCGCAGGGGCGCGCTGGAACCCCGATCGCAAGGTCTGGTGGACGGACAAGGCCGATGTCGCCGCCAAATTGGCGCAGGGCGACGCGGCCGCTGTTTCCGCCATCAACGCCGAGCGCGAGGCCAAATTCGCCCGCGAACAGGCCTCAATCGCCGCCAGCCGCGCGGCCGCCGCCGACATCGCCGTCCCTGCCCCGCAGGGCCTCGCTTATCTCCCCTACCAGCTAGGCGGCGTCGCCTACGCCCAGGCGCGCACCGACACGCTGATCGCCGACGAGATGGGCCTCGGCAAGACCATCCAGGCCCTGGGCATCATCAACGCCGATCGTACGATCGCCAACGTGCTTGTGATCTGCCCGGCCTCCCTCAAGCTTAACTGGTCGCGCGAGGCCAAGAAGTGGCTGACCCGGCCGCTCAAGGTTTCGATCGCCAACGGCTCGTTCCAGCCCGGTGGGCTCGTCATCGTCAACTACGAACAGGTCAAGAAGTACCGAGCCCAGATCGACGCGGTCGTCTGGGACTTGCTCGTCGTGGACGAGGCGCACTACCTCAAGAACCCCAAGGCCGATCGCACCGCGATCGTGCTCGGCAAGTGGAACCAAGATCCCAAGAAGGTCGTCAACCCGATTCGCGCCAAGCGCCGCGTGTTCTTGACCGGGACGCCGGTCCTGAACCGGCCGATCGAACTCTGGACCCTGGTCCATGCGCTCGACCGCAAGGGCCTGGGCGCCAACTGGAAGAGCTTCGCCATCCGCTACTGCGCTGGCCGCCAGGGCCGGTTTGGCTGGGACACTTCGGGCGCCAGCAACCTCGATGAGCTTCAGGCCAAGCTCCGCGCTTCGATCATGGTCCGCCGGATGAAGGCGGATGTGCTGACCGAGCTTCCGGCCAAGCGCCGTTCGGTGATCGCGTTCCAAGCCCTGAGTGCGGCTGAGAAGGCCGCCGTCGAGCACGAGACGCAAGTCGTCCGCGCCACCGAGGATCGGCTGACCGCGCTGCGCGCTCGCGCCGACGAGGCGAAGACCTGGAATGATCCCGCCGCGTACCGGAAAGCCGTCGAGGAACTGAACCAAGCCAACATGGCCGCCTTCACCGAGACTTCGAAGGTCCGCCACGAGGTCGCGCTGGCCAAGGTCGATCAGGTCGTCGCCCACGTCCGCGACTGCCTGGAGAATGGCCAGAAGATCGTCGTGATGGCCCACCACCACGATGTCATCGACCAGCTTGCCGAGGCCCTGGCCGAGTTCGGCGTCGTCAAGTTCGACGGCCGGATGACCTTGCCGAACCGCGATGCGGCGGTCCACGCCTTCCAGAACGACAAAGCCATCCGCGTGTTCATTGGCGGCATCCAGGCGGCAGGCGTCGGCATCACCCTCACCGCAGCCAGCCACGTCGTGTTCGCCGAGCTTGACTGGGTGCCGGGCAACCTCGCCCAGGCCGAGGATCGCTGCCACCGCATCGGGCAGACCGATTCGGTCCTCGTGCAGCACCTCGTGCTCGACGGCTCGCTCGACTGCCGGATGGCCCAGATCATCGTGGACAAGATGGACGTGATCTCCGCAGCGGTGGACAGCAAGGACGCAGACGGCGCGCTCGCAGCGCCCAAGCTCCTCGACGCGCCTGTCGCACCTCCTGCGGCCCCACAGAAGCCCGTAGGCGGCAACGGCGCGCAGCCCGGCGCATTGACCCAGGAACAGATCGCAGCCATCCACACGGCCCTGCAAATCGTTGCTGGCCTATGCGACGGCGCACAGGCGCTCGATGGCTATGGTTTTTCGAAGATCGACACTGACTTCGGCCATAGCCTCGCATCCCGCGAGACGTTGACCGCGAAGCAGGCCCAGTACGGCCGAGTGTTGGCGATCAAATATCAGCGGCAGATTCCGGCCGAATTGCTGGCGACAATCAAAGGGGGTGCGGCATGACCGCCCCTCGCCCCGTCTGCGTCCATTGCGGCGCCAGCTATGGCAAGCGCGACCTCCACACCGAAGAGGTGCGCTGGCCCCAGGGCCAGCCGATGCCGCGCTACACCGGCAACGGCATTGTGGTCAAAACCGGCTCCGCGAGTCGGCTCCCGCTTAAAGCGGAATTTATCGCGGAGCAGGAGAAGCGCGCTGCATTCCGCCCTCGGGAAGCACCCGATCCGCGCTTCTACACCGACGAGCCGACGCTCCACCTCTACCGCGAAGTCTGGGACGGCGAGAGCTACTGGGGCGGCTACAAACCGTTCTGCACGCTGCACTGCGCGCTCGACTACGCGCGCAAGGCCTACCGGGCGAAGGGGACGCGATGAGTGATCCTTTCGATGCCGCCAAGCGCGACCTTGAGGAGCGCGACCGCACCAAGATGCTGGCGGACGACGCCCGCGCAATCCTGAACAAGCTCGACTACGTCTGGGAGGGCGCGCCACAGGAACCTCTGATCAAGCTCCTGATGCGAGACGGCGCGTTCTCATGGGACGACGCGCGTCGCTCGCTGGAGTTCATTCTCTGGGAAGACAGCGAGGCCGAGTGATGCGCAAGCCGACGATCCACATCAACGGGACCGACGCTCAGGCGCTGTTCGACGGCTACTACGCCGCCCTCAAGGCGGTGCAGGGGGCGCACAAGGCGCTCGCCGAATGTGCCCCGAATGGCCGCGACTATTACACCCAACTGGCTACGCCCATGCACCGCCTCGATCCCATTGGCGAGGCAATGGAGGAACACCGCCAGCGCCTCGTGTGGCTGGAAGCTATCGAGCACGATCTCGACGCGCTCGCCACCCACGTCATGGACAATGGCAAGGTGGTGCGGTTGTGAGCCGCAAGCCTGACCTCACCCCGGAGGAGGCGGACGAAATCCGCGTTCTCTTTCTCTCGCCAGAGTGGTCGATCATGGGGCTGGCGCGCTCCTATGGCGTCAATCCGGCGACGATCCGGGCCGTTCTCAACCGCACCGGCGCCTACGCCCGGCAACCGCCCGCAAAGCCAGGAGACAAGCGATGACTGACCTTCCTGAAATCCACGCCACGCTCCAGCGCGCCTACGACGAGGTGGCGACCCTCTACCGCAATGTCGATGGTGTATCGCCTGATACCGCCTTCGCGATCGGCGAAGCGCTCGGCGTGCTCTCCAAGGCCAAGGCCCTGGTCGGCCGCGACATCGATCAAGCGCGAGAACCAAAGGAAGGAGCAGGCGATGGATCGTAGTCTCGCCATCGTCATCCTCCTCGTGGCGATCTTCACCCTCTACGCCTGGGTGACCAAATGACCGAACTGGAACGACTGCTCGGCCTGCGCGATGCTGCGCTCCTGCGCGGCGACTCAGCGCGCGTCGCTGACCTGGAGATACAAATCGCCTATCTCGCCGTGACCTTGCGCGCCACGCTGGTGGCGACTTTCGCCTCAGAGGTGCGCAGCGCCATCAGCGCTTTTGAAGAGGAACTGCTTGCCAATGAACTCAGACGCTGATGCCCTCACGGCGCTGCTCGACGCAGCCGAAACGCACGCACAACATGTCCTCGTTGATAGCGGCCAGGATGAGCTACTGCCGCTGTTCCACCTTTGCGGTCCCGACGGCGACATCTTGGTCGCCACACCATTCTGCGGCGACGAGTCCAAGGACTTCGCGGCGCAGGGAGTGCGGCAGTTGATCCGCCAGCATCGCATCACCCGCTACTCGTTCCTAAGCGAGGCGTGGATGATCAAGCGGAAATCCTACCTCCCCGGACTCGGACCACGGCCATCTGAGGCTGACGACCGCGTCGAGGTGGTGATCGCTACCGCCACCGATGGCGTCGCCCACCGATACCGACGCTGGCGCATCAAGCGCGACGGGACGAAATGCGTTGCCCTTGTCAGAGACGACGCAGCGGACGAAGTCCCAGCCAAGACGCACGGCCGGTTCGACAACCTTTTCGCCTAAAGGGGCCTAGTGGTTGTCGCCGGGCGGATCGCCGCCACGGCCGAACCAGAACACGACGACGGTCGTAAAGGTCGAGATCAGCGCGCCCAGCAGCAGTTCGCTCGTCTTTGACTCGGGCAGGACGCGCAGCGTCGAGAAGACAACGACGACGATGAATGTGATCAGCATGAACAGGCTGATGACCACGGTCGGCGTCGCCAAGGCAGGGGCGCGCTTGCCGATGAACGCCATCGCCGCCAAGAGCGCCAGCACGATGAGCGCCGTCGCGACGACGACAAGTCCGACCGGGTAACCGCTCGCCAGGAGCGCTTCCATTGGGCGCTCCTGCGCGCCCCTCTGCGCGGTTAGGTTTACCTCACGCGAGCCCGGCTTTGAAGGCCCAATAGTAACCGGCAATAAGATCAGCCTTGTCGGTCCCGGGTGCGCCGAATCCCGTCCGCGTTCTTGTAGATTCGGTCGCTCATATCACTCTCATTACCAGAAGAACCAAAAGTACAATAATAAGCACACCAACAACCCCAACACCACCGTGACCAAAACCGTAGCCGTAGGGGGCACCAACATATGGCCCTCCAATCCCGCCGAGCAGAACAACAACAAGAAGAATGAGGAGGATGATGCCAAGCGTGCTCATTTCGGTGGCTCCGACTTTCTGCTCAACCAAAACGCGACGACTGCACCGAACGACGCAACTAATCCACCAATCACCGCTGCGGTGATCTCGTCAGTTGGCACGGTGAAAAATAGGGTAAAAATAACCGCGCCGATAAAAGCAAGAACAATCAACAAAGAAATAGTGAGCGTGCCGCCACTAGGATCGAACCGACCAGCTACAAACAATAAAACAATCGTTCCTATGATCGCTACCACAA